TTTAATAATTTAATTGCACCTATTGGGTTTGGTTTCTTTTCCATACCACCATAGAGAGCAGCACCAACGTTAATGAAGTCTGTTGTTGTGCAATGACTTAAGCAGAGGGTGAGAATCAAAATACTCATCAAACTCTTTATCATGTACTTCTCCTTTTGAGTTACAAACAGTGCATTGTATCACAGTATCATTTGCAGGGTTTTCAGCTTTGTGTGTTTTAACAAAGCCGTTGCCCTGACAACTAGGACAGATCTTTTTTTGATTTGTCATTTGGCTCTGTTGACTTTAATGATGCAATCATGGCAATCAATTGTGCTACTTCTGCATACGGTCTTGCCATAAGATATTTTAAAAGTTGTTCTCTTTGTTCTTTTGTCATCTGTAACATTATTTTTTCTCCTTTATCTTACCATTTAGTTTTTTTGCAGCCTCGTTCGCTACGCATTCGACTGTCTTTGATATTGACAATTTTGCATTGGGCAATAATATCTTCGACAATTTTTCTAAAGTAGAGTATGTTTCTTTTGTTAGTGAGACATTTCTGTATTTACTTATATCGGTCATGTGTTCCTTTCATATATTAATGATGACAATATAGGATATTAATTTAATAAGTCAATGACTAAATTTGCGATTTTTATGTACTTATGTGCCGCTGTGCCTAACTTAGATTGTAGATTAATTCAAACAGAATTTAAATCATTTAAAGATGAGTATGAATGTGTCCGTTATGGGTATAAACACTCGTTAGAATTAATAGAAAAGTTTGGTCCAGAAGAAGTTAATAAATTATCTTTATACACAAAATTTGTTTGCACACCCTATACTGAGGAAACTATTTAGTTTCTTTATTCCACATCCATAACATAACAACAGCCAGCAGTAGAGGTAGACTACTTACAAATACAGCCAAAAAAAATTCCGCTATCATCCTTCATCACATGTACATTCCATGGCTCATAAAATTTTGTTAAATGTAATCTTAATATATCGCACAGATCAAAACAATCAACATCACTTAATAATTCTATACCCTCTGTCATCTCTTTTGTAACAGACACCAGATGATATAGGCCGTCGCTTAAAAGTATCAGATCCATTTGCAAACTCCTTCACTAGTTTGTACCAAAGTTTTTTATACTTTAGGTTTTTAGTTTTGTTCCAAAGATTAGCTATATTATCTAAATCTTTTGTCATCATCAGTTTTTAAAACTCTATGCTTTGTAATGTCAGCCGATTTGTTACCCCAATCAACTATTTTTTTAATACCTGGACCTAACATTTTTACATCAACACCATATGGACGCCATGCTTTTTTCATTATGTTAAGCTCTAACACAAAGTTAGTCCATTGTTTTGCTGTTATACCTTCAACGTTAAGAGTTATCTTTTTCATTCTTTAGTTCTTTCATTCTTTTAAACATCATCTGTAGATTAAATACACTACAGTTTAAAACATAAAATGCAACATCATCTCGCATTTCTTTTTGTTCTTGATGAGCTCTAGATTTATTCTCATCAATTACGGATTTAATTTGATCATTTATTTCTGTCATAGTTTTTTCTTTAGTTCTTTTAAATATTCCTCGTTATCTTTTTCTTGTTGAGTTCTAATTATTTTAACATGCTTACGCCAAGCCCATGCATTAAGTTGACCTGCCCATTTCATAATAAAATGTAAACTTTGATATACGAATTTATCGAACATATTTCCTTTCTTTTTTATAATATAGGATAACTCGGGACATTTGTCAACGGCCTTGACGGTTGTATTTTTTATACGATCTTTTCTTTGATTTATTTAGGTTTTTTGTATGTCTACCTGGACGTTTACGAGGTTTTGGACGTGGTACAAAGTGGACAAACTTTTGTCTAGCCATCTTTCCATTCTTTTACAAAAGGTTCTGCATTTTTTGGTCTAGTTATATGTGGTATATAACTTATCTTACCATTTACATGTTGTTCTAAATCGGTTCCACAGGTCATACATCTAAATATTTCAGGAGTTAGACTAACTAACACCGTGTATTCTTCACATGTTGGGCACTTACCATTGACTATCTCTGCCTGTATTTTCATTCTACAACTTTACCACCAGACCATTTCATCTCTGGTAGTCCTTCGGTGTATCTTTTACCATCAAAAGTTAATACTTGTTTTCTGTTTGAATCTGATTCGTGATAACTTACATGAACCCAGCCTCCTGCAGGATCATCCTTGTCGTAGTACTCCATGATCAATTGATCGAAGTCCACGTTATTTTGTAGCCAATAGGCTGTCTGAATATTTGGCACGCCAAAAATTTCTAGGTCGACCGCCTGGCCCTTCGCGTGCTGCGAAGTCTTTTTGCTGCCGATCGCTTCACACAGCGCCTCGCTCCGGTAGCCCGAGGTAATCGTAACTGGCCTGTCAAAATGTGCACGTAGCGGTTCAAGAACTTCATAACATAAGTCACCCAACGCCTTAATCTCACCAGATCCTGGTGTATTATCGATGCCCCTACGTTGAGCAGTCATTGATTTGGTCATCTCTTTAAGAGTGAAGTGTTTTGAAAGTTGCATTTTAATTTGCTAATGGATTGCTACTAGATAATTTTAATTCTTCTATTTGTGTTTTTAAAATTTCAATTTGTTTTTCGTTTACTAATGTTTTTGTGTGACTGTGCTCAGTACCTAGTGCATCAACTTGTTCTTGTAATACAGCTATCTCTGCAGAAAAATCTTTTACATTTGCAGATTCTAATGCATCTAGCTTCGTAGTGATTTCACCATATTTAATAAAACCACCACCAATAGCTGCTAGTACACCTATCAATGCTGCTACACCTGCTAATTGTTCTTTTATTTTACCCATTTTGTAAAACCTGTAGCTCGTTTATCAAATTCTGTCTTCTCTGTAAAACATTATTTAATTGTTGTTTTTTAATAAAAATAGGGTCACTTTGTTTATATTCAACTAAATCTTGTGTATATATAACACGATTATCCTCGATATTTATTTGATCTTCGTATATAATTTTTGGCTCATAAAAAGGTATATTATATGCTTCCAGAAGATTACCTGAAGACATTACTTTTAATTTTACTAAGTTTTTTAATTGTAAGTTTTTGTCTATATCTTTAATTTTTTCATCTATTTTATTCAAAACATCAGTAAGTTCAACGGTTCTTGTTTTTTCCGATCGTACTTCTTTTTGTTTTTCATTACTCTCCTCCTGAGCATTGGCAGTCTCAGTAGCTTCGCTATTGGATTCTTCTTTTTCTTTATTGACTTCCTCTGGTTGTTCATTTTCTTCCTCTGTAACAGCTTCAGTAATCATTTCAATAGGTTCTTCCTCCTCTGATTCTTCTTCTGTAAACATTTCAATTATTTCCATGACAGGCTCTTCCTCTTCTTTTTCTTCTTCCATAACTATTTCTTCAAATATAATTTCCTCCTCCATTGTTTCTTCCTCTGTAATTTGCATCATGACAACCATAACTGGTTCTTCCATTTCAATGGGTTCTTCCTCAATAGTAAGTTCTTCAAACTGAAACTCTTCTTCTAACTCTACAACATCTTCTATTTCTTCAAACTCTGTAATTAGTTCTTCAAATATATCTTCTATCTCTTCTTTGATAGCTACAGGTAATGGTGAATACAATATGTCTAATAGTGTTGCCTTTAGTTCTGCACCCAATAAGTTTGGCCCAACAGGTGATGTAGAGTTTGGACTATTACCATCTACACCTTGCCATTGCCATTCCCATTTTCGTGCACCCTCACCTGTATGTGTGACTGTGTCTGTATAGGTAAAAGTATTGTTATTATATCCAGAATCATTATTTCTATTCTGTGTGACTGTTGCAAGTTCGTTATCATTTTCATCTAATATTGTAACTGTTGTGGAATAACTATCCCTGCCGCTTGTTGCCTGACCACATTGATGTGATGAACCAACCCACTCACAGTTTTGTACTTCTGTCTTTGACGTAAGTGTAACACCACCATCTAAACTATCTGTTGTAGTAGTGTGATCTCCTGCAGATATATCTAATAAGGTTCCAGATGCAGACACTGTTCCTGTGCCTTGAGCTTCTAATTCATTGTAGCTTGATGAATAGTCAGTAATATTATTAAGAGTAAAACCATTAGAACTGTTAATACCATCTATAGTGCTGTTAGAGTGTTGCTGACTAGTTTGACCTGTACCGGCGTTTGGTAATAAATTACCTGTTGTTGCGGTTTCTGTTAAACCAGTTGTATGGATTAACATCATCAACAAACTTATTAATACGATAAACCGCATATCCAGCTCCTATTATCATTATCATTAACCAAATCATTCTAATATTAAAGCTTTAATATACTTTCTTCCTTGATACAACTCTATTTCTGCTTTACCCTTATAGCATTTGTAAGATACAGACTCTGAAAAAGTCCTCTCTGCTTCACGCTTGCCGCGTAAGCATTGGGCCATTCCGTCAGGCTGAATCAAATGTTCTTTGATCTCTCCGTTTACAAACATCAGCAGGGCTACTATAGACTCAATCATACTTCCTCATACTTATTAATATATATAACATAACAATTGAAAATACAGTTCCTATAAAAAATAAACCTATCATTGTGAATAATTTCCGTTTCCATTTGTGTATTTCATTTCACGATTTGCATCTTTTAATTTTTCTATATCTATCAAAACCTTGTCCATTTGTTTTCTTAAAAACTCGATGTTTACTTTATTTAAAGCCATTGACTCGATGTGTGCATTTAACTTATCGGTAGTCTTATAAAGATCTTCGATCATCATGAACTGTTCAGAATCAGCGGGTAATGAACCTAATTGTCCACGTGGCCATTTGATTCTAAAATCTGTATTCTCTGTTAAATCTTTTTCCATTAACTCTAATCTTGTGCTGTGTTGGTTAAGACGTTCTACCATGTTAAAATAGCCCATGGTGCCGAGTGCTACGATGATAATCAAAGAAGCAACCGTCTTCATCGGCATTTGCACAGCGACCTCTTCTCCGATGTTGAGTGGTTTTTTTGACATTATGCTCCGTTAAATAAATCTTCTGAAGAAACTTTCTTTTGTTTTTTTCTACCCATGTACCAGTCACCTGGTTCGTAATTCCATTTTTTACCGTGATGACCTCTTACATCTGCCCACCACATTCTTAATTTAACAACCCACTTAAAAAATTTACTTGGTCTAGCCATTATTTTGGTGTGCTCCAGTTTACTGGTTTTTTCATTGGTAGTATAACTTTATCTATTTCTTCCATTTCTTTTGTCATTTCTTTTATTTCTTGTCTATCAGCTTTTTCTTTTATTTTCAAATTTTTTACATATGTGTCATGATCAGGTCTTAATTTATTGTATTTTTTCCATGCAGCTTTTGCTTGTTTACCTATTTTACCTTCAAAAGGACATGGTGTGCCTGCTTGTTCCATGGCTTCAAATACTCTTTCATCTTGACAAAGTATAGCTACAGCTGCAACTTTCATACCCAGTGTATTTAATTCTCTTGATAATTTTATTCTTTCACAATTTTTATCTCTAAAAGATTTACCACCGGATACACCAAGTCCAAAAGTTTGAACACCTGCTGATGCACCAGATAAACAAACATCAGATCCACTATTTGTTACTGTGGGTGCTGATGCTGTAGGTGGGGCTGATCTTATATTTGATGTAGAATTATTTGTTGTTGTAGTATTATTTGAGCTACCACTTTGATAAGTATTTGTAGCTGAACTTGTATATCCACCAGTGATTGATGTATTAGATCCTGATGTATTGTTTTGAGTCGTGTTAGGGTAAGCTGGATTAACACAAAACGCTAGTAAACATAATAATACAATTAATGCTCCTGTAAAATAATAGTTCACCCTACAACTCTCCATTATATTACTTCCAAAATTTATCTTTAAGTCTTTTTATCGGTCTTAAAATCCATTTTCTTATAAGTGCTTTAATCATTTTTTTTCTCCTCAATTTCATAAAAGAAATTATCAGTATCCTCTGTTTTCCATTTACCTGTGTCTTCTACATTCCATTCCGATGTTTGTACTTTCCAATCAGGAATAGTATCTTTTACGGTAAAAGAAGGTAGATCCCATATACATCTGTTATTTGGCTGAGCCGCATAATTACCATCATCTAGAGCAATTATGTGAGCGCACTTATGTTCGTGCGGTACTTCCGAATGTTCAGTATCTAGTATATTACTGTCTGGATGAGCAAAGTCAACGGTAAATAAATAATTACCTGTATGCCATTTTTTATCTTTGCCTATATATTTTCCTGATACCCCTGTTAAAATATCCCAACAAGTAACAGCAGGATAATAACTAAAAGAATTCCAAAGCTGAAGTTCATCAAGTCTACGTTTAGGAACATCTTCTGGTCTAAAACCTTTCTGTATGAAGGCAGATATCGGGAGACGATAAAAGACAGCCCCATTCTCCATGATCGCATGGAATAAAATAGAACGACCTGTAAGACAGCTAATGCCAAAGATAATGCAGTCTTCAACTTCTCCGTGATGTTTTTTAAGATCATAAAGATACTCTCTTCTTATTTGAGCATATTCTACTGGTATGTTTGCATTTAGATAAGCCATAATTAAACCTCATTTTATTTCCCCCCAGTTTTTACCAAATTCATAATCTACCTTGTTAGGTATTTCTAAATCAACTGCGTTTTCCATAATATCCTTTATTTTAGCAGCTTCAAGAGGATTAGTAACTGATATATCAAGTTCATCATGTATTTGTATATGTGGTGTAATACCCTCTTTGTGTAATTCTAACATGGCTTTTTTAGTCATATCAGCAGCAGATCCCTGAATTAATTTATTTAAAGCTTTGTATGTATAAGCACGTTTGATGCTTGCTCCATATTCCTGCCTTGCCTGATCAAATGGTAATGCCTTGTGTACACCAAAATGATTAGGCTCCCACAGGTGAAACCTGCACAGTCTACCCAACAATGTACGAATTTGGCCACGTTGTTGTGCTCTATTTGATACGGAGTTCATCAAAGTTTTTACAAATGGAACTCTATCATGATAAATTTTAAATAATTCTTCAGCTTTATCTTTTGATACACCTAGCTCTGCCTGAAGTTTGGCCTTACCCATTCCATAAAAGAGTCCAAGGTTAATTGTTTTAGCTTGTGATCTTGGTATATCTGCCATCTTTGCAACGATGGTATGAAAATCTGCATTACCATCTTCGTAAGAATCTTTTACACCAAAGACACTTGTATCTTGATCAAGAGATGCATAATGAACAACCAACCTTGGTTCTTGTTGACTGTAGTCAAAGCATCCCCACTCGCAGCCAGACTCGGGTATAAAGAGGGATCTAATCAAAGGACCCAAGTCTTTATTACGAGCAGGAATTTGTTGTAGATTAGGATTAGAATAACTGAACCTACCAGTTACAGTTCCTCCAGTATCCGATCTAATTTGATTAATATCAGCGTGTATTCTACCATTATGTTCATGTTTTATAATAGTATCTATAAATGTTGTATGTGCCTTGTTTATTTCTCTAGCTTTTGATATACATTGTACCAAAGGATGTTTATGAGTAGAAAGAAAGTTTTTTGTAAATGAAGGAGCCTGGGTTTTTAGTGTTCTCTCGTATGGTAGGTTCAGCTTATCAAAAACTTTCGCAATCGATCTTGCTGCCCATATTTGAGTATCTATTCCTGTTTCTTTTTCTACTTGTCTCAGGAGTTCTTTTTCTTCTGATGCTAACTGGTTCTTTAATTTATGAGCTTTTGGAACGTCCACTCTCACCCCAAGAAATCGCATATCAACCAAACAAGGAAACAAATCTGTCTCAAGATTAAATATTGCTTCTAAGTCTTGATCTAATATTTCTTTTTGCATAACTTTCCATAAACCTAAAGTTAGTTCTGCATCACGTTCAGCATAATTACCTACATACATAGCAGGTAATCTCCACATGTCAGCTTTAGGATCAACACCCCATTCTTTTGCAGCGTTAGTTAATTCTGTTTCATTTTTACCATGACCTAAATAATCCCAACCTAAAGATCCAAGATCATATCTAAATCTATTTTCATTTACTAAAGATGCAGCAATCATAGTGTCAACAATCTGTCCATTAATTTTTATACCCATAGATCTAATCCAACAAACATCATACATCGCATTGTGAAAAATTTTTGTTGAAGTTGTTTTACAAATGTCTGTAAACCATTGAATTACTTTACTTTTTTCTAGGTTACCACCACCCTCATGATCAAACGGAAAGTATCCTGAATAACCATCTGTTGCAACTGCGATACCAACAACTTTACCTTTACCAACAACAGAACCTGACCCCATAGTTTTTAGTTCTGGATCATGTGTTTCTAAGTCAATTGCAATCTCGTCACAAAATCTTAAGTCAGGAAATTCTGTAGGCTTGACCCATTCTGTCTGTGCATTAAAAATCATTTGTAGTCCCTTTCAATAATCATCTCTATAAAATGTATTGCTTTCAATAAATCTTCTTTTCCATTTTTATCACGGTGTCGAATTATATATTTTATAGCACAACCTTCAGGATATAGCAATTCATTCTCTACTACAAACTTACTTGGCTGTATTTTATATTTTTGATAATGACTCCCGCCATGCTGCTTGTCCCATACATCACTCATAACTTAAACTCCTTTGATTTATTTTGTGATTTAATTAAGTATAAATTTTTCATACTTCTTGTTATACCTACATACCAAACTCTGTATTCTTCATCTTGTTTAGCTGCAGATTTTTTTGCACCTTTTAGTGTGTTTGATGTATGATTCAAAAACAATATTACGTTTGTTGCTTCACCACCTTTAGCTCCATGTATTGTTGATACTTTTATTCTTGCTTCTTTCGTTGGATCTTCTCCATTTAATAATAACAATTGCATATAAGTTATTTGACTTTCGGGTAACTTATCAAATGCATCATGCCATTTAAGAGATAAATTCATTGGTCCTTTCATTCTTTCTTTTATTCTTTGTATCTGTATATCAGGTATTGTTATTTTCTTTTGTAGTGAAGACCAATGTTGAATATCTTCATACAAACTTTTACCAATGCTATTGCCTTGTGCTGTATTAAAAAACAAACCTTTCTTTTTTAAATATGTTGGTACAGATTTTAATAGTGATTTAGTTCTAGTTAATATCAACCAATCTCCTGTTGACATATTTATGTCTGACAATCTATATCTTTCAAAAATTTCTCCAGTTTCAGACTTTGGAAAATATTCTTTGTCAATCCTATTTTCTTCTATTCTAGTGATGACATTTAATGCAACTTCTTGTATAATACTTGGCACTCTTTCGGACTGTTTTAGTGGTATTTCTTTTGCATTGTAGTTTATAAATGAATCTACGTCTGCACCAGCCCAACCAAATATTGCTTGGTCATCATCACCTGCAACCCATACATCACAGTTAGTATCTTTTTCTATTTTATTTATCATGGCCCATTGTATTAGTGATAGATCCTGCGCTTCATCTACAAATATCACATCAAAATCTGGTGTAACATTTTTATCTAAAAATTTTTGTATCATGTCAGTAAAATCAATCAAACCATACACATCTTTGTAACTTTTAATTTCTTTTTCAATAGCGTCTAGTTTATCTCTTTCTATTTTTGATAGGTGTTCATTAAGATCTAATTGATCCATGACAGATATCTGTTTGACTCTAGCTAAATTTATTAGACTTAAATACTCACTATCAGAGGAAAATATACCATTCCAATTGTTTGTTTCATACGATGCATATTTAATTTGTATACCACAAGTCTCACCAATAACTTTGTAGTTTAAATCTTGCATGACATTTTCTTCTTTAAGTCCTAAAGTATTAAAAGCTAAAGAGTGTAGTGTTTGAAAATATTTTATATCTTTCTTTGTAAGTTCTGTTTTAACTTTTAAAAATCTATCTCTTGCTTCACCTGCAGCTTTACGTGTAAATGCAAAGTATCCTATCTTTTTTAGTGATACACCTTTATCTACATATCTCTGCACTTCATTTAATAATCTTCTAGTCTTACCTGTGCCTGGTGGTCCTACAACCTTATATCTCATTAATAATTACTCTCTTTTCTTTCTACTGGTTTGTATTCTATTTTGTCTATGTGTAATTGTTTTACTCTGCATACTTTCATTGTTTTACCATCAACGTTGAGAGAATGATTAAACTCTACTTCACATTTATCTTTTAGTTTTTGTGCAATACGTTCCTCTGGTATTTTCCAACTTGCACCTAAATGATCTATAAAAGATGTAAATTTAAAATAGTGATGACCATCTTCTGTCAAACAAGATCCACTATTAATCTGTATTCTTTTCTTAGCTCTTGGTCCATTAACACAATATTGAAACAATTCTTCTTTTAGTCGATCCTCTATTTGTGTGCCTGCAGGTGGTGTTATCTTTACAGAATTTTTTCTAAACTCTGTTAGTTTTGCTCTAAAATCTTTTGGTTTTAATGGCTCATGATAAATTCCTGTCTGTTCCCATATTAAATCTAACAACTCTGTTTGTTTTGTTATCAGTCGCCTGTTGCTTGCTACAACACCAGCTTTAGTGCCATCAGGTAAAGCAACATTAAATCTATATTCTGGTTCTGCATACATAATAATTTCAAAGTCTGTAATGTCTGGAAACATGGTGATACTATCTGATTTAACACCAAACGGTCTAGAATAACAAAGACTACGCATACACTTACTATGTATTGGATCTTCATAACAAGTATGACCTGCAGTATCTTTTTTCCACGCAGCTATTTTTAAATCTAATTTTGATTTGTCCCATGGTGTCTCTAAATAATTATAGTTTGCATTTGCAACATGGTCAGGCCATTTATCTTTGTATTTCTTTTTAGCAAAGACCATGTAGTTGTACATAAATCTATCTCTACCATCATCTAATTTTCTTTTAGAACAAAGTGCTAGACATGGTGGACCATCTTCAAATTCTTCGTTTGTACCAACTAAAATATTTTTATATGTTTGATCAACTAGTTTATCTAATTCTTGTTTACCTATTCTGCTTTGTTCTGCTATTTTAAAAAATTTTTTTATGTCTAACTTGTTATTATCTTTATCAACTGCATATCTATTTGAATGTCCGTTATTAAAATATGGTAGGTTTATAAAGTTACCTGGTTTAATTTCTCCTTTGTCGTCTTCCTTTAGTTCTTTCTGTTTTGGAAAAACCTCTGTATCAGGATCTAATCCTAGAGGCAGTAAAAAAGACTTTAGTGCCGAGATTAGATCGACAGTTGGTATTGGTTCTTTTAAAAACAAATAACAATGTAAACCTCCGCTTTTAGATAGCAAAGGTATTAGTGGTAATTTATATTGTTGAAATAATGCTAAATAACTTTCTATTTTAAATGTAGAATAATTTTTTGGATCAATATCAATACAACCAAACTGTGAAGTTTTGTCTAATCTACAAGGTTGTATACCTATGGATATTTTACCTTCTATGTGATCTTTGTAATCACCTTGTGTAATAGGTCTACCTGCCCATTCATAGTTTGGTTTAAGTTTGTTTTTCTCTGCATCTAGTTGTGCAGAGGACATGTCTGCAATACCAAAGTCACCTTGGTAGCCTGTAAATAATTTTATAAATTCATCAACCATAAGATCCCGGGTCGGGGTAGCTCCACTCTCGCTTTGCTACCCCTATCTCCTCTTGACAGAGTAGAATTAATAGTTTGAGTCCTCTTTACTAGACTCAGCCTTCGCTTGACTATTTTTTAACGAGTTATGGAAATCTTTTGCCATTTGATAAATTCCAGCGTCGTCCACTTTCTTTATCAAATTTATATTATATCCATGCCAAGTAAAACTACCAGAGTTCTCTACTGAGTTTAACTTATAAACTCTAGAAAACATTGGTGCCGGTACAGCTTTGCCAGTCTTTGGATCATGTTCAAACTGATCTTCCATCAGTGAGTTCCAACTTCTACTAACTTTAAGCTGTGTTGATTTCATGGTCATCAAAGCTTTCTCTGGTCTATCACCTAAGATAATTACAAAATGATTTGCTGTTTTGATAATCTCATTACCATTTGTCAGCATATCTTTGTTTCTATCATTTTGAGTTGTTTGACTCATGATGCCTGGACCCCTATCATTGTGGATAGGTCTACCTTCTCTTTTTTCAAAAGGTGCCCACTCTGGGTATGTCATTTTGTAAAAGACTGGAATAACTTCTATTCCTTTCTCTCCACTATACAATTTTTTTGTAACTGTATTGTAGAACATACCTGCTTCTGCGCCTTCAACATACTTTGCATGTTTCTTTTTAGTTTCATCTGAACCTGATTGTAATAGTTTCAGAAAAGGTAATGCAAGATCTGATTTGTCTATGTTCTCAAGACCCATTCCTGAATCTGATACAAAGTCTAATGTTGCTAATGCACCACCTTGTTTTGTCGTTAAGTCTCCTGTTTCTTGACTCATGTTATTTGCTCCTTGTGATTTTTGTTTTGTTTCCCTTAAACAGATTGAAATGTTCAGAGGGTAAGTCTAGATCTTTCTCGACTCGCTCTCTGTATAGTGCTTTGAGAGTCATGGGCTCAACTTTCAATTTTTGTTGAGGTTGATACCCACTACTCTCGGCAAGGTTAGCGTATTCACGCGCCTTGTTATCTTCGTTACGACCAAAGGAAACAGTGATTTCATTCTTAATCAAATCACCCAAGTCGTTGTTTCGAAGCCAGTTAAATGCGCCATCCCGTTTGTCCACAGGTATTGTTGCGCTGTAAATTTCTTTTATCTCTATTGCAGATCCATCTCTTAGTTTCATGGTTTTAAGTTTCATAGACTCCATAATTTCTGGTATCACTTGTTGTGATAATTTATCTGCTTGTTCTTTTTTTCTGTCTAGTTTTTCTTGATCCATTTTAATTTCATCTTCTAGCTTTTGTAATTCTAAAACATGGCCAGATAATGACTCTGGATTATTTAATTCATTTAATTGTTGAGGTGCATCCTCAATAAACTTTTGTTGTAAATCACTCATTAATCTCTCCTTTCTCGTATAGATTTATTTTAATAGGATAATATTTTCTTTCTTGTTTATCCCATTTGAGTAAATTGTATTTGCCGTTAGTCATATCAGATACAATAGAACATGCAACACCAATTATTGCAGGATCACCTGTAAGTAGTAAATAATCTTCTTCTCTAAAATTTTTTAGTAAAGATCTTAGTTTATAAATTAGTGGACCTGGTGAAAAAATTATTTGTGAAAGTTCTGGTAATAAAAATTTAAACTCACCATATTTAGAAGCACCCATAATATTTATTCTTGGGTTGCCTTCTTTTGTCCCAGGTATCTCCTGTATTACGTAA